AGAATGTGGGCAAAATGTGGGCAAAAATAGGGTGCCGAGAATGGTGTGGATACGGTGTGTCGGGGTTCCTCCGGCTTGACATTGTAACCCGTTTGGGTTACAATTGAGGAGTCGGCAAGGAAAAGGAGGTGAACATGCAACAGGTCACGGAGCTGCTGAAGGCGGCGGGCGAATTTCTCGCCGGGCTCGGGGCGGTCATAGCACCCATAGCCACGGTGGTGATTGCCCTCCACCGGAAGCCCGAACCGCGCAGGCCGCCACGGAGGCGGCGCAGGCGGTGAGGAAAGGGCCTTCCGAATATCCCAACTATCCGGAAGGCCCGGCTCCCATCCTATCGCATGGGACATCATGAACGACAGACTGGGATTATGCTCGCTGGTCATGGCGCTCGGCGCGTTCGCCGCCGGGCTGTCCGGACACTCGATACCGGCAGGCGTGCTGGCGCTGTGCGCCGGGACGCTCGGATACCTGGCGGGGAGGCGGAACGGATGACGTTCGCGGATATGCTGGATGAACGGGGGATGCGGCAGTCGCAGATCGCGCGCGCCGCCGGACTTACCAGACAGCGGGTCAACGAGTGGGTCAGGGGCGTGCGCGACCCGAGGCTCATGGCGCTCGGCACGGCCAGAAGAGTGGCGGACGCGCTCGAGATGACGATCGACGAGTTCGAGTCCCGCCTCTGACGCAGATATGCAGAAGCGCCCCTCGGCTCCATGCATAGGAGTCGAGGGGCGCTTGTGTTTAGAATCTGCCGGTGTTGAGGCGGCTTTGGAGTGCTCGGGCGGTGCCGGGTCCGAACCATGAGTCCTGCGCGACGCCGAGGTGTTTCTGCAGGGCACGGATGGTGGCGGGGCCGAGGAGTCCGTCGGCGGTGAGGCTGAGCTTGCGTTGGACGGCGCGGATGAGGTTGGATCCGCCGCCACCGTAGCGCACGCACGAGTCCACGAGCGCGGGTCGGCCCCATGTCCGGCCGTCCGGCCTGTACTGGCCGCTGATGATGCCGTCCACGCTGGTGCCCATGACCTGCTGCCAGCGGCGGATGGTGGCCGGCCCGCAGGAGCCGTCTACCGTGAGCCGGCCCGTGCCGCCGCTGGATGCGGTGCCGCCGCCGGACGACGTGGCGCTGCCACTGTAGGCGGGGCGCAGGATGGCGGCGATGGTGTTCCATGCGCGGGTGCGGCGTGCTACGCGCCCGTTGCTGGTGTTGCCCTCGATGGTCTGGATGTACGAGCCGTGGTTGGCTTCCACGAAGCCGATGTGGTCCACCACGCCGCCGTCCCAGTTGAATATCACGATGTCGCCGGGTTTGGCGCTGCGCGTGCTGACCGCGCGGGAGCGTCCCGCGCTGAGCACGTATGGCACGTAGGCGGCGGGCAGTCCCGGGAACGCTTGGCCGGCACGGCTCATGACCCAGCTGACGAACATCGCGCAGAACGGGACGCCCGATGCGCCATAGTATGAGCCGTGGGATTGGGCGTACCAGCGCCCGTACTTCGTGCCCGGCTGCGGGTCGGTCCAACGGGAATAGCCGATTTCGCCCGCCGCGATGCGCAGGACTTCACTCGCCGTCGCCATAGGACACCTCCTCGATGGGTGCCACGTCAGCGGTCGCGTCGGCTCCCCTGGAGTCGGACACCGCGTAGGCCGCCTGAGCTGTCCCGGTCGTGGCGTCGGTGTCGGTGGCGATGATGTTGGCTTTGATCGCGTTGGTGAGCTGCTGTCCCTGCACGGCGGCACCGGTCAGGTTGTTGTTGCGCCACCACGCGTACACGGATGCGATGACGGCGATGACGCCGGTGATCGCCGTGCTCACCTGATCGGTGGTGAACGGGAGCTGGCTGATGCCGGCGATGCTCAGGCCGGTCTGCGCGACGCTGAATAATTGGACGATGAGCAGGATGATCGCCTTGGTGCGTTCCACGGTCAGGCCGGGAATCGCCGGGCCGGTGGCCTTGTGGTCGGCCACGCCGGTGGTGTTTGCCATAATGGTTCTCCTTACAAAAGAAGTCCCACGGGTGTGGGACTTAGGTCAGTCGGTTTTATAGAGGCGGACGCTCAGATGGGCGTCCGCGTAGGTGACGCCGAACATCGTGGCCGGCATCGGAAGCCACCGTCACAGGTGCTCCCGCACGGTGACGGGCGCATCAACCTACTGGGTGCCAGCCCGGAGGATGGTCAATGTGGCCGTGCCGGGCTTGACGCCGTTGATGGTGATGCTCATGATGGCTTTCCTCCCAGCCGGGGCGCAATGGGCGCATTCTGGATATCGTTGTTGACCTGGGTGCCGTGGCCGTTGCCGCCCAATCCGTGATAGGCGTCGTAGACACGTTGGGCGCGGAGTTTGAAGTCATTGTCGGCGACGCCGTGGTGGTCGTGCACCATCGTGTCCTGCTGCTGTTCGAGCTTGCACAGCAGAAGCGTGCGCAGCGCCTCGTCTACGAGTTTTTCGTGTTCGCAGCCGCGCCTCATGTCGGCCATCAGCTGCTCATGCTCCGACCTTCGGGTCTCCTCGTCGGCGATCTGCGAGCGCAGGTTTTTGAGTTGGTGCCAGAGGCCGGCGGCTATGGCGCTGATGGCGGCGATGAGGAGGCCGGCGACGACGCTGGTGATGATGTCGTCAGCCATGTGGCTCCTCTCTGACGGGATGTCGCATTGGCGATCCTCTCTGTGTGTGGTGGTGGAATCCCACGGTGCGTTCGCCAAGCTGCCGGGTCTTGGCGAAATGCTGCGAGAGCGGCGAATCGTATGGCAGGCGTTCGGGCCGCACGTGCGAATACAGGGCTGTCGCCAACGTATCCAAAGCGCCCGGCCAGAGCTTGAGGCCGAGGGTGATGAGGGCGCACGCGCCGCCCACACCGCCGAAACCGGCTAGAAAATTCTGTAGCACATTACATCTCCTTTATGGGGAAAACCCCGCACGTGGCGGGGCTGGATTGATATTAGTAGGGGTGGTCAGGGGCGGCGAACACCAAAGGCAGGCCGATTGCGTCGAGCATGTCCGGCAGTTGGCCGTCCGCGTATCCGCAGACGCGCGTGACCGTGATCGGGCTTTCCGCCTGCGTGACCGGCATGGTAACGCCGTCATTGACGTTCTTCCAGTAGGCCGTCCTGTTTTTCTGCCAGCAGACGCACTTGCAACCGTCCGGCTGCTGCGGCGGATACAGCCAGCCGGTGCCGCTGCCGGTGACCGTCACCTTCCAGCCGTCCGCCGTCTTCTCGCCGGTGCTCGTGTTGCCGTCCGGCGTCCACGGCGCTCTCGCCGGATAATCCTTCAGCGTCGGCGGATTGTAGAGATTCCTGATTCTCATCGGCGGTCACCCGCCTCAAGGCTAGTACGGCGCGGTCTGCGCGGTGAAGAAGCCCGGAAGCCCCCCCCCCGAGGCGAGAGCGTGCGTGTCGGCCCGCTCGACGATGAAGTCCGTGGCCTTGCCGCAGCAGACGGAAAAATGACATTTGCCGGAAGCGGTCTGAACGTCGAACCGCATCACGTTGACGCCGATGGCGGCATTATCGACGGAGCCCAACTGCACGTGATGAGTCTCATCCCAGTATTGGATTACCGCTTTTTTGCTTCCGCGCTCCGTGACATTGCATGAGGCGACGTATCGTCCCGGCTGCAAAGACATTCCGCTCCCGTTTACGAAGTCCATCCAATTGGACGGATCGCCGCTCTTTGCATCAATTGTCTCAGCGGGTTTTGCACACAGATTCGTCCGTCTCATTCCAATTCCTTTCCGGTCAAGAGCGTCCAATCATCCCATTCCTTGCGCCACACCTCGCGGATACGGTCGATGAGGAAGCACATCACGTTCGCATCCTCGCCGACAGCGCCCGTGTAATACTTGAGACCATTGTGGAGTTTTTCGGTGCGGCACCACAGGCTGCCGACCGGAACCGTCGAAGGCTGGTCGGGCTGCACGAGGATCTGCTTGGCACCCAACGTCTTGCCGCCTTCGGCAATCGACACGTGACACGGGCTGAACGCGTCCTGTTTGAGGACGGTGAGGAAATTCGACGTGTCGGAAACGAAGCTCACCGTGCCGGCATGGATGCTCGCTACGGTGGTGTCCGCCGTGGAAAGCGTCAGGGATGCGTCCTCGATGTGACCGTCGGCGAAGACCTTCTGGGCGGCCACCTTGACTTCCGGGTGGTCGGCATAGAGTGCCTGAGCCGTGAAATCGACCGGTTTGAGCCACACGTCCACGAGTGTTTCGGCGGCTGGCGTCCATACCTGCACGCCATCGTAAAGCGCGTTCATCGCCATTGGCTCGCCGCCGATCATGGTGTACGGTTGGCCGACTTTCGCGCCGTTGAGCAGTACGGACATTTGTCACGCCTCCTGAGCACCGTCGGCTGCGGCATCCGTGGTGTCGGCCTTTTCCGTGGCGTCGGGCGTGGATTCGCCCGGCGTCTCGGCCTTGTCCTCGACGGTCACGTCGGACGCCTTGTCCCGCACGCTCTTGACCGCTTCGTCGATCGCCGTCAGAGCCTCGCTGGCATGGGATTCCACGGCCGTCTTCGACTTGCTGATGCTGTCGGCCACCGCCGTCACCTGCGCGCTGGCGGCCTGTGAGGCGTCGGACGCGGCCCGGGCGGCATTCGCGGCCTGAGCGGCCACGGTGCTCTGAGCCTCCACCGTGGCACGCGCATCGGTCAGGTCCTCCAGAATCTGAGAGGCGACAGTCTTGACCCTGCCCTCCGGATAAAACACCATCTGACCCGGATTCGCCGCCGACATGGCCTGCGCCTCGGACAGGGACGAAGCAAGCAGATACGTCAGCGCCGTACCGGAATTGGGTGCCGGGGCCAGAGTACTCGCGTCCACATCGACCAGATCGGCGAACGCCACGGGCGTGCTCGAATCCGGCACCTGCACGCATCGGACGAAACGCCAAGCGTCCGGCGATTCGCCCACCGTCACCTCGTAGGCGAACGTGTTGTCAGTCGGCGTAACATCAACGGTGGCAGTGCCGGTTTCCGACAGTCGCACGTCGAAGGAGTCACGCACGACGATGCGCTTGCCGACCTTGAACCGGCCGGTCGGCACCACATGCACCAGTTCGCCGGCCAAGACCGCGACGCCATCGGCGCTTGGATGGCCGAAATCGAATTTGATCTGAGTCAAAATATCCTCCTAAAAAAATAGGGATATGGAACAATAGGAAAACCCACACACGCGCCCGTCCAACGGCAACACGACAATGTGTGGGATCATTCGACGGAATAAAAATCAGCGGCTGTTACCTCTCTGGCTATCAGCCAGCTACATAGGCAATAGAGAAATCGACGCCGTGCTTACCATGACCGACACTGTCCGTGTATCGAGCCGATAGTGTTCCGTCCACCGAAATCCTAAGCTTTACAAGCTCACTAGACACAGCCCCCGTTGCATTCGAGGCCGCATGGGAGTATACCTCGAATGGAGGACACGGCAAGCCTGAAGCGAACTCAACCCATTCGCCAGAAGACACCATGAGATAGCCGGAAACAAAGACAACCGCTCCGGATATGTGGTATCGGACTATATTTGGTGTCCCGGTGCCGATGATCACGGCAGAACGGGTTGTGGAATCCCACAAAGCCCCTTTCGGCGTGAACAGGCGTACCGGCATGCCGACCGTGATGCCGTCCAATGGGATACGCCATAGGGGCATGTACGCGTCAACCGCGCCGGACAATATCTTCCCTGACGGAATGGCCGGGTCAGCGGCAGCGGTCGCATTCGGCGAACCCTTCAACACGACCAATTCCACCAGCTCATTACCGGTCTTGGAATCTCGATGGTAATGCGCGCAAATGATGTCATTGCGTTTCATGCCCTGCGACCCGTTGGAGATCGTCACCGATTCCGCCGACGTGATATGCCAGTCCAAACCCTGGATCGACGCGCAGCCGGTGCCGATCGTCGCCCTGTTGGACGAACTCATCGAACATTTGAACGCGTCACCCCAGTCGAACACCACGTCAGACTTCGAAAACTTGGCCTGATGGATGATCGCCTTGTCCTCACTTGAGATGTGTGCAACTCCGGCCTTGCCGTCAACCAGTTCGATGGTCACTGTCCGACCTCCTTCAACCATGCTTCAAACGAAGCGTCATCCTTCTGCGCGAACGTCATGAAAGACGTATTGCATTTGGAGCATAATTCATAGATGTCAGGGGCCACATCATCCGCGATGCGGGTCGCCTTGCCAGCCGAATAGCGGCGCACGGTGTACCATTCACGCGCCTCAGTATCACCAGCGGCGACATAAGCGGTCTTGCCGCACTTGTCGCACACGTACTTCGAGTAACCGTCAGATTTCACTAGCCAATCCTTTCAAACATTGAGCAGCCAAGCGAAGGCAACTGCCTCCACGTGCCGCCGAAATCCACGGAGGGGTCAACGCCCGTCGTGTTCATCACCACATAGCCGATTGGGAACACGACCCTCCCGGAAGCACCGTCGCCGACATGCGCGCTGATGACACCATCCACGCTCACGATCGAGGAACCGTCCACCCTCACGCCACCAAGCACATCCGTGGACGCCTCCGGCAGAGTGTAGGCGTTCGCGCCCCGTTCGACCGAAGCGAGCTTCGACCGCTCGTCATCGGTCATCATGCCCGACTTGGCACTGTCGGCCACGGTCTTGGCCGTATCGGCGACGTTCTTCGCATCCTCGGCGGTCTGATTCGCCTTGCCGATCTGCGCCGCGAAACCGGAAGCCGTCCTGTTAGCCGACTCGGCGACCTGCCTGACGGAATCCAAATCCTCGGAAGCGACCTCCGCGTTGATCGTGCCGCCTGAAATCGACAGGCCACGGCCAGCCGTCAAAGACACGCCACCGCCAGCCGAACCCGAAGAGGAAGACGAACTCGTATAATTCGAATATTCCGTCTTCGAAGAAGCCGCGTCGCCAACCTCATACGATACGGACAGCAAGCCGCCAGACAGTTTCACGATCTTCTTCAACACGACGGCAGTAACCGTCAGACCGGTCACATGATCGCAGCCCGCAACCCTATCGCCAACATCCAAAGACAAGCCGTCATGCACGGTAACATCGACAGCGCCAGCGCCCTGCAAATCCTGCAACTGCTTCTTCGTCTGCTTGTCCAACTCGTTCTTCTCGGCGGACGAATAATCATAGACCGCGGCGATCTCGTCACGACCACCGAACGTGCGCGTATTGGACACCTTGCCGGAAGCATCCGCATAATAGTGGACGACCAGACGATTCCTTAAATCACCCTTGCCCAAGCCGATCATATGGTTGATACGCCGGTAATCCTTCGTGATGGAAAAATCAACCAGATCGGAATCGACCGTATCATCATGGGCGACAATCGGCTGGGCATACATCCATACCGTGCCGTCAACCTCCTGAAACATGAGTTTCAGATCATTCGCTGCCAGCATTCTGCGGATGCCATCATATGCGGTGCAATACCGGTCGAACTTGAACGTGGGAATCGTCTTCGTGGAATCCGCGCGGACCTTGAACACGTCAGACAAGCCGATACGGGCCAACAGGTTCGACAACACCTGATTCACGGGGCCGGACACCTTCAGATAATCCTGCCCTGAATCCGGCTGCAACACCTTACCGGCCAACATGCCATGCCAACTCCGACCGGAATACGTGACTACACTCACACCGTCTGACAGCTCATCCTTCATATGATCGACGATGCCGCCCACCTCGGTCCCATCCACATAGACAAGACCACGGTCAGGCAGCACGGTACCGTCATACAACGTCAGCTCGAAATCATTCTCGCCAGACCCCCACGCGCAATCCAACACGCAATCCGAAACCGCATGGAACGGCACGCCATTCTCGTCAGCGCAAATCAAATCAACCAAGTCGGGTCCCCATTCTCCTCGATGACCGTCAGATCGAAACCGAAACCGGAACCCAACTCAACCACGCTCGAACCAGCCGGAATAGGTTGGAAAACATACTGTCCACGATTCAGACCGGAACCGCGCACACCCCACGAAAACACGTTCCGCAGAGAACCATCCGCACCATGCAGCACGATTGACTTCTCCAACGAGTCAACCACCACGTAAGCGCCAGCGGTAACATCACCATTCAACCGGTACACGTTCCCGCCAATCGTCAACGACGGATTCGAGACAGACCCATACACTATCAGACGAAACGGCATCGGAACACGCATACGGTTAGACACCATGCATGACGGGCGCGAAACAGCCAGATCATAACCCATGTCAGTCGGCAAATCCAAGCCTGACGCGGCAGACCCGGACGCAGGCTGATACGACACGGTACCGGCTTCATGACGCCACACGCCATCCAACAGGACGAACGAGAGCGCACACACCGGGTCGGAAGAACCAGGATGCGAGGAAGCCTCGGACTTCACCGCATAACACGATTGAGTCCAAACCTCCCTCGCGCCATTCACCGCCTCCAACCGTCCCGGCTTGCCTACGGCCAGATCAGCGTCAACGGCCCGCATGAACGAGTCGAACGCCACCGCATCACCGTAATGCACGTCAACGGAAACCTCCCGGCGTTTCCTCGAAACGCCGGTCAACCCACCGTCACGCACCGTGTAATCCCATTCACGGCCACGCAACTCCAACGCGCCCTCGAAATCCACGGTCGCATAATCCGACACGTCGAACCGGTCACCGGTCGAACCACTCACATACGCGAGCTCACCTGCCACGGCTGGCCTCCAATACATCACGGACGAAATCACGCTTGCTCGGCCAAGGACTGCCATTGCGCCTGATCTCACCGCCGATACCATCACGGAAGCCCGCGACCTCACGACGCAGATCATTCACGGCGGACACCAGCTCACGATCATCCCGCGAAGGAACGTTGACCGTGACGGACGTGGCCGAATCCAACATTCCCCGAACCCTGCCACCGGAAGCGTAGACATTACGGCTCATGTCACGCGCACTACGCGCATACGACGTGCGAGCCTGCGACACCGCCCTGCCCAGATCACCGGTAGCGTTCAACACGTTCAGGAAATTCGGGCCGACGGTGCGGTCAAGCCTGCTCGCCGCAGCGGCACGAATGACATGCTCGCCGTCCGACAGCCACGCCGGAATGGAATCGGACGTGCCAGTACCCGGACCATGAATACGACCACCGGTAGCCACGGTAATGCTACCACCGTCGATATTTTGGGTGACGATATTCACGTAACGAGTGGCAAGAACCTTGTGATTCGTACTGCTGATGTAACTGAACACTTTCCGGACATTGGAATCATCGCCCAACACGCGAGCCCACGGGCGGGAAATCGTCATATTGTCATACGCTCTCGTATCCCTGAACGCATTGCGCGCGCCGCTGTTGTCACCCAACACGCGACCCCAAGGCCGAGCCAACGTCACGCCGTCATACGCTCTCGTATTGGCGAAAGCATTCCGGGCGCTCGAATCATCGCCAATCACAAACGTGCGCGCGGTCGCAAGCGTGGAACCATCAAGCCCCTGATATCTAGCCAACTTGACATTGGCGTCATCATCATCCGCGTCAATATGGAAACTGACACCCTTCGAGGTATGGGCCTTCTGCTTATCGACATCCTTCATCTTGCCGCTCGCCTTATCCAAAGCGTCGATGAGAATCTGGATCTGAGCGTCAGTCAACCCACTGTCACGAAGCTTCTGCTTGACGGCATCCAACTTCGGGCCAGCCTTATCCTTGGCAAGAATATCGATCTGGGCCTTCGTCAGACCGAACCCCTTGGCCAAAGCCGTAGCGTCCTTGATCTTGCCCGAAGCGTCATCCTTGGCTTCCAGAAGAAGAACCAGATCCTTCTTGCTCGCACCACCCATGAGCGCCTTCACGGCACCGACCAACTGGCCGAAACTCGCTATATCACCATCCTGAACAAGATCAAGGACGATTTTCTTCTGCCCTTCGGTCAACTCAAGCTGGTCGATATAATCCTGAACCTGACGCTTCACCGCATCCATATTCGTCAGATCGAAATTCGTGGACACGTTGTCGGGAATAAGACCCATCTGGTCGGCGAGCGCGGCGGCGGCCTCGGCTGACATGCCGCACTGTTCGGCCATCTGGATGATCTCCTGGCGGGCGGAGGAGACGGCGTTCTTGGCCTTCTGGTTCGCTTCGGCGCTGCCGTTGCCCCAGTAGATGATGCTCTTCGCGGACATCAGAGCGCTGTCCGCGAAATCGGTCATCATCTTGCGGTTGGCTTGGGCGTTCTTGCTGTTGCCTTCCAGCTCGTAGTTGTTGGCCGCGATGGATTCGGACAGCAGGCTGAGCTTGTCGGCGGCCAACGTCGAAACGGCAGCGACGTCATTGGTGCCGTCAATCCAATCGGACGCCACCTTCTCGCCTTTTTCCCATTCGGCATTGGAGTTCTCAAGCACGCCAAGCAGACGTTGGGCAGCCGCGACCCTCTGCCCGTTGATGGCCTTTTCCGACTCGGTCATGTTCATGTTCACTCGACTGTCGTTCACAATGGCTTCGAGCTTCTTGTGCATCTTGTCATAAGCGTCGTTCGTTCCGGTCGCGGCGTTGTTCAGATCTTTGACGCTGATGCCAAGAATACCGGCCGCGTCGGAGGCTTTCTTGAACGGGCTGCCCAACTTCGAGATGCTGCTACCAAGCTTCTCGATGTCATTGCCGCCCGGGAGCTTCCAGCCGTAATCCTTGTCGTCCCAATTCTTCGCGACGGCCTTCTTGGCTTTGGAAACAGCCGTGGAAGCGTCCGCCGCGCCGCTTTGAACGTTCTTGAACGAGTCGGCGACGGACTGGTTCACCGTCTGCGTGTGAGCGGCGGCCTCATCGTACGAGCTGATCGCACTGCCGGCCAGACTCAACCCCGTGGTGAGGGCGGTAAGGCCGATGCCGACAGGCCCGCCGAGGAAATCGACCACGCCGCCAAAAGCGGTCTTCAGCCCCTTAAAAGCGGTCTTCAGCAAGCCGGTCTTGCGGGCGGCGCCCTCAGCCGCCTCTCCGACACCACGGAACAATCCAGCAGAGCCAACGCCAGCGGCAATGCCTTTGGCGGCGGAACCTCCGGTGATGGCGGAACCGCCGGCCTGCGCACGATTCATGCGATTCAGCTTCACGGTGGTCTCATCGGCCGCGACGCCCATCTGGCGGATACCCGAAACCTCACCGGTCAGCACGCCAGCAGTCTGCCCGGACTTCAGCCGAGCCATAGCCCGAACCAGCTCGCGCATGCTGATCGCAGTCTCCTGCGAGGTGATGCCCAACTGGCTCAAGGTCCTCCGATACCGCAACGTGGACTCGATGTTCTGCAACATGCCGCGCTTCAGCGAATTGTAAGCGCTGATGCCGGCCCTGCCGAACGTCGCGTACATGCCGATCATCGCCTGAACGGGCGCAGGCAGCTTGCCGAATGCCCGAGCCATGGTGGAAGCGCCATCGGCCAACACCTTGATCGTCGGAGCAGCCGACTTCAACGTGTTCGCCAACGTTCCGCCGAACGTGTCGGACAACTGGCCGACCATCGACAGCAGACTGTCGAACATCGGGGAGGCGGAATCAACGGCATGGAACACCTTCCGGAACCCTTCGGACACGCCGTTGCTGAAGTCGGCGATGCCCTGCTTCGACTTGCCGGCAAGACTGCTGATGGAGCCGATGCCGGTGGACACCATGGAGCCGGCGTCAATGAACACCTGCTTCGTCGTATCCCGCAGCTCATAAGCCGCGTCGCCGATCTCCCGGAACGAATCATGGAACTTGCCCGAAGCCTGCTTCGCGCCATCGGCCCACGCGGTCAACGTGGACTGGAACTTCACGCCGTTCACGGCCCTGTCCGCGCGGCTCAAAGCGTCGGAGAACTTCTCGATGCCATTCTCGCCCTCGGCCAACGTGCCGAACGTGCCCTTGAGGATACCGCCAGCCGACTTGACGCTCGACATGAGATAGCCACCCTGCTCGATGGCCTTCTCCATGGCCCGAGTGACCTTGCCGGTACGCTCCGCCTCATCGACCCACTGCGCCATCAGCGTGGCGTTACGGCTCACATAGTTGGCCATGCGCGGCAGATACGAGCTGGTGCTGTCGCCAAGCCTCACAACGGAAGCGGTGACAGCCTGAACGCCCGGGTCAAGCGCGTTCACGCCCTTGACCGTATTGCCGAGAATCGAACTGATACGACCCACATACGGTTCCTGCGCGACGATACGCGCCGCATTGGCGACGATGCGCCCTTCCGCGTCGGCCACGCCGTTCATGTTCTCGACGGACTTGCTGTCCCCGAGCGCGTTCATCATGTCGATGACCGGCTGCTTCGCCTCGGACCAGAACGAGTCGGACAGCTTCTTCTGCAAGCCACCCAACTTCGTAGTGGACACGTCGATATAATCCGCGTAGTTCTTCGCGGCGGAATATCCGACGCCGAAAGCAGCGGTCACACCCAACAGTGCGCCCGGAGCGGCCAAAGCCGCCTTGCTCATCATCACCAGGGAAGCGCCGGCACTGCCAGCGGTACGGGACAAGTTCAACGCTCCGGCACCGACGGACGCGAACACCGCGCCCAGCAGACTCCACTTCGGCACGACCTCATCGAATTTGTCGAACATGTTCACGAGCTTCTGCCACTGGTTCTGCACGCCACGGACACCCGTGGCTCCAGTGGTCATGCCGCTCATGATCTTGCCGAGATCGGTGCCCTTGAACTCCGCGAAGATATCAACCGTGCGCGGTCTCGTGAAGTAAGCGAGATGGGCGCGGGCGGCGGCGGTCTCCAAATCCACGTCCATATCGAACGTGTCATTGGCCTTCCGGAAATCCTTGATACGCTTCTCGGCACGCTTCATGTCCAAGTCGAGATCGGCCTCAAGCTCGACCTTGCGATCCGGGTTGCGTCTCACCTGTTCCGCGACCTGCCGGGCACGCTCGATCAGGTTCTTATTGTCGACGACGATATCCGCGGGAATCCGGATGCGCCCATGCTGGAGCCTACGCAGACGCTCCTCAAGCGAGTCAGCCGTATCGGTCCAGAAGTCAACACGGACCCTGAGCTCGTTCTCACGTTCGAGCTTCTTCGTCAACTCGCCTACCTGACGTGTGATGTTCGCGTACTTGCGGTTGAACCGGCTATCATCCAGCACGAGTCTCGTCTTGATCGGATTGGACTCGATCTGCTTGCGGAGCCTGTTGACGGCGGCGAGCTGGTCGTTCAACTGCCTGTTGACTTCCGAATACCTGCCGTACTTGTTCACGCCGTGCAAGGCCCTCTGCAAGCCGGTCAGCCGTTGCTCCTGCTCGTCAAGCAGCCGGTTCGACTCCTTCACGTCCCTGCCGTACGTGTTCATCACGTTGGAAGCGGTCTTCAGGTTCCGCGCATACCGTGCCGTGCCTTCCAACAGGTTTCCCTGCCATTCGGCGCCGTCACGCCACGAATCGTTCAGACGCTGCTGCTCCCTGCGCGCGGCACGTTCCGCATTGAGCTGACGGTTCAGATCCTTGCCGAAAAAGCTCACGCCGGAAAGAACGTTCGTCTTGCCCATGTCGGAGGATCTGGCGAAACCGCTACGGGCCACGCTGGCGAACGTGTCGCGCACGGACTTCGCATGCGAATCCAATTCGACAAGCTGCTTGTCCAAATCGTGAATCCACTTCGCCACACTATCGGACTTCAACCTGTCCTGCTGTCTGGCAAGCCTGTTCGTCTCGTTCGTGACCTCGCGCATGTTGCGTGCGGTCGCACGGTATTCGGCGCGAAGCTCACGAAGTCTGACGGTCTGCGCCTTCGCCTCATCGCGGCGTCCACCGCCACGAAGCGAATCACGGTACGAAGCGACCTTGGAAATCTCGGAACCCAACTCGTCGTAACGCTTCTGCAAAGCGTCCAACGTGCTCATGTTGCCAAGAATCTGCCTGTTCAGCTGGTTCCACTCGTCACCACGCATCGAAACAAGCTCGTCACGGTCGGCGCGAATCCTGCGCATCCTCTCTTCGGCCCGGTCAAGAAGAAGCATCTGCTCCTTCAAACGGCTCGTTTCCGTTTTCCCGAACGCGCCAAGATTCTCAGTGAACACGTCGCCGACGTTCTTCTGGACCTTACGCAACTGTTCGACACGGCCGATCGCCGTGTCCAGACCCTTGACGACACCACTGCCGTCGAAAACCGGTTTGACTGGCTTCTCGTACCGTTTGCGCAGCAGTTCATCCTGCTTCGACAGTTCACGCAAGCCGGACATGTCAACGTCATACGAGACATTGACGCGAGCGTCCCGCCCATCCCACTTCTCATACGTGCGCGAAGCGGCCATGTCATCCGGGTCGAACTCAACCGGAACCTTCAGATCACGAAGATCATGCAGCTTCGCCTTGAGTTCGGCGAAAAACCGGTCGGTAAGAGGAACGACATCAATGCCGACCTCGCCAGCGGAAAAAGCGGGACGCTCCATACGCGCACACTCCTAAAAGAAAGACCCACGAATCCAAGGGGAAGAAAGAGGAAAAAGACCCCTCGGAAACATGGGCGAAAACAAAAACCGGCAGAATCAGCCGCCGAAGCAACTACGAACCCGAGCCATATAGTCAGCCAGACTCGTCACATGCGAACCATCCACACGATTGACATCACGAGACACGGCATCGACGCCGGGCGGGAGAATCGGCTCAAAGCCGACCTTCTTCCCGCTCCAATGGGAAGCAGCCAGCGAACGCAACGAATCCAACGTGTTCTGCAATTGCAGCAACAGCATTTCGGACTGGCCGAAACCAAGCCACCCCAACTGCAATCGTTCGGAACTGCCGGAACCGCCACCGGCACCATCATGCTCCAACAGCCACGCACGCCACTGCGAATCGGGAATGGCCTCCAAACCATCCAACAAGTCGCAAAGGAAATTCGGATCATACGCATGAACGTCAGCCGGAAGATTCAGCCGGTAGAAACGACGGAAATCGGAGACAACCCCTACTCGACAGTCCGAGACTGCTTTTTCGAGGCGCTTGATTTTCCCAACCGCTCCACATAGAAACGTGTGAGAGACGCGAACATGCTCAACAGGTCAAACAGGCCACGACCCTTCGTCCACTCCGCGTAAGCGTCAGCATTGACGGCAAGCCCCTTGTAGAAAGGGTCAGCGATCTCCACGTATTCGGCCATGGCAACGGCAACCGCATCATCAGACATGGTTTTCTTCGCCTTGCCGCCAAACACGCCACCGTCACGCATGACAAGCAGCCGCTCGTTCAGACGACGTTCGACCACGGCGAACAATGCGGTCTGAGACGGCGAGAAAGATTCCGCCTGCACCATTTCCGGCAATCCGGCCATCACATCATCGTAACCGGCCAGACCATCCCAATCAGTCGGAAAGACATTCTCTTCAACATCGTTTTCAGCCATACAAAACTCCAATCTGTGAAAAAGCCAACACCCGTCTGCGGTAAAAAAGAAAATCCCCTGATGGGCGACAGACAGGAGAAGAACACCCGTCAGGGGAAGAACCGGAAACCCTCAGACTCACGCGACCTTGGCGAAATCGTCAGGATCGTAGAAAGCGATGCTGGAAGCCTTGCCGCTCTTGGTCTTCGGAAGAACGGTGGAAGTCATGATGTTGCCTTCCAGCTTGAACGTGTTGAAATCATCCTGAGCCAAGGACGGAAGCTCGCTATAGGCGAGGCTCATGTTCGGAATCCAAATGCCGAACTTCTCACCGGTGTTCGTGTCCTCGACGTAGATGAACAGCGCCTTCGGCTGCTCGACCTTATCCAAGGCGACTGCGGTGCCGCCACCGGTGATTTCGGCAGCGTCGAACATCAGTTTGAACATTTCCTTGTCGCCCTGAACGCTGGAAATCGTGACCTTGCCGGTGACGGAATCGTAAGTGGTGCGGAACTTGCTCTTGTTCCAAGTATCCTTGGTTGTCGCGTCGCCGCCGCTCGTCTCGAAAGACGGCAGGTCGGACGCGCTCAAATGACCCATGTTCGTATACTTATTGGTGGTCTCGCCAACGGTCGCCGCCTCAAGACTGAACAGTTTCAGACTCGGCAAAGCAGTATTGGCCTCGGCAAGAAAAGCGGCACCGCGAACACTGGTAAACACGGATTTATCATTGATAGCCATATGAATGGCCCTCCTTAACAAGAAAGCCCCATCCGCAAGCGGACAGGGCTTTAAAATCAGAATCTTTGAATTATTTGGAAATCAGCGGACGGAACCCGCCTGCACCAGCTTCGTGCAGGAACGCACGACAGCGGTCTTCGTAGTCACCACGTCACCAATGGCGACCTGCTCGAACGCCGGATTGTCGGGAATCGCGCCCACACGGCCAAAATCGGTAGGCTCGCCATAAGGCCAACGGGAAATCGTCTCGTGCAGGAACGAACACAGTCCGAAACTGACGTCAGGATCACGGTTCACCACGGTCAGCGACAACGCGAACCGCCAAACCCACGCCTTCACATTCCAATCCGGTTGGAACGGGGCGCCGCAATGCCAGATCACCACGTCATGGTCCAACGCATACGAATCCGTATCCGCGATGGCACGCGGCAACACCACGACGTTACCGAAACCGGCCTTACGGAAATCGACGCGCTTGAACAGCGCATCGATCAATCCCTCGGCATCCAACGGGGCACGCACGCTCAGATCAGCCATACTTGGCCTCGCTCATCACATACATGCCCGGCAGGTGACGTTGCGCCCGCACATTGAAATACCCGTACTCCAAGTAGGATGCGATCTGCGAGCCGTCACGCCCGGCCACGCTCATGACCACGCTCGTATGCGAGCCGTGAGCATGAACACTGATATCGATACGGTCGGCGACACTCGAATGCTTCGCCCGCATGTCGGCCAACGCCTTCGCGCGAGCCTGAACCTTCAAAGCGTGGGGACGGGTGACCTTACCGCCGAACGTTTCCGCGACCCTCGCATTCAGATCCGGGCGCAGCCTCACATACCCCATGTTTCAGCCCCCTTCGGCGGAACGGGCGGAACGATACGGTTATGGGCCAACTCGGCCGCGTACACGCGGCGAGCCGGAAACTCGTAATGCCTAGCCGTATCGGACGAATGAGGAAGAAAGACCGGCGAACCGTCAACCTCATAGCATGAGCCGTCGAGCCAGAACCGTGAATAGAAGTCACCATGCCATTCCGGCGCGAGAACCTTCACCTGATTCATCTCACGATTGCCGCCGAACTTCTGCGGAGTCGTATCCTGCGCCCAATTCTCACTCATGACACTGTTCTTCTGGGTACGTCCGACCACGCAACAGTAAACCTCGTGAACATCCGCCGTGTACAGGACGCCGCCACTGGTGATGGACGGCACGAAACCACCCGCACGAACCACATCGGAAACCGTGGCCGGGTCAAGAACCCTACCATCCGCATCCAAATACTTCGGAACGGTCGTGCTCCCATGACACGTCACCCACGGGGCCATGCCCTCATAGACGATCACGTCACGATGAAGCAGATCGTCAGGAACCTGCTTACTGACTTCATCGTGCCCGTCGAACAGATGCCCGCCGCCTATCTCGTCGGCATCGACATCATCGAAGAGATGCCCTGTGTCAAGCGTTTCGCCCTCCATCAAAGCCCCCAGATTCTGTTGACGCCGACGAACACCGTTCCTATCGGCCCGTTCCCCTCCTCGTAGCCGAGAAGCAGCTGCTTTTCGCGTTTGCTCACGTACAGGTTCGGGGAAGCGTCATAGGATGGCGGATTGTCCTGCGGACTGCGGTTCTCATACGCATAGGAGCCGTTCGTCTCCGACTTCAGATCGGTCCAGCGCATCACGCGGATGACCATCTGGCAGACGACATAGGCGAACGTCTCCTCGTCCAGATAGCCGTTGTTCATGCGCGGCTCCACGTTCGGGCTGCATGACAGCGCCATGTTCGCCGCGATACGGCACTTGTGGGTAATCCACTCGTTCGAATACCGGTCGGCGAGACGCTTGTCATCGACCAGCTCCAACTGCATGTACTTCTTCCAGTCGATACCGGACGCGATGCTGCTGGACACGGAAACCTCCTACAGGCTACAGAACCTTCGCCTTGAAGGTCGATACGGCGTCCTGCAACACCGGCAACGCGGTGCCGTTCACCCACAGGTCGTAGTTGGCCGGAGCGTAATGGTGCATCATGTACGCGACGAGACCGTCGTTGACGTCCTTGCCCAACTCGAACTCCGCATCCTGGCCTTCCGCAGTCGGGCCGCTGGCGGTGAAACCGAGGGCGTTGTCGTAGTAGGCCGGGAACAGGATGAACGTGGAATCCGGAATGAGCGTGGTGGTGTCCACGTTCATCTCGAAGTTGTTGTCCAACGACAGGGACTCGTACAGTTCGTCAATGTAGCGGATGTCGGTCAGCTGGAAATTCTCCCGAAGGATGTTCTCGACATCGGTGCGGAACAGGCGGGTCGGTGAATGCTCCAGATCCAGCTTCGAGAACGCGGTGCGCATCTGCTCGTTGGCTGTCAGCGCATCGATGACCGCCGAGGTGGTCAGCACCGCGTGCGGCGCGCGTCCGCGTGCGGTGCGCATGAGCTTGACCCACTTCTTCAGGTCGGCGAACACGTCCGCCTTCGGGTCGCTCCACTTGGTAGTCGGAACGACATTCTGCTGGTTGGTCGGACGGCCGAACGAATAGGTGACGAGTTCGCTTGCGCGATCATCGCCCTCCTTGATCTTGATGGTCGCGTCCATCATCGCCTGAATGCGTTCCAGCTCCAAGGTGACTGCGGCTTCGCGGCCCATCTGCTCAAACAGCTTCTCGGCCTTGTCATGCACGTAGTCGGTGGCGCTCTTCTGCTTGGAAGCCTTCGCCACCTCTCGTTCCGTGATGTGGCCCATGCCGGACAAGGGGAGCAGCCCGGTGTGCTTCTCGGCGGACTGCTCGGTGCTTTTGACGTGCGGAACCTCGGCATCCAAGGCACGACGCTGCATGGCGCGTGTCTTGACGACCGGAAGGTTCGGAGTCCATGTGACAGTCCAGTCGCCCTCGTTGGACTTCATCGGGAACATCTGCGCGAACGGCAACAGGCCGTTCACGAAATCGAAACCCGCCTGAGCGATCTCGCTGGCCTCGCTCGGCGGAATGATGGTCTTATCCAGTGCCATCGAATCTCCTTACATATAAGAAAACCCGCCACAGTGGGCGGGTTTATAGAATGTTTGCCAGGTAACACGCGTCAGGCGAAGATGCCGGCGCTCTTGAGGGCAGTCTTCAAAGCGGCAACGGTGTCTTCGCCCGGAGTGGCGACCTTCTTCACGCCGCCGAGAGTATTGGTGGCTGCGGGCGGAAGGACATAGGATGCTGCCGAACCGGACGCGCCGCCGGCGAGGCGGGTGACGGAATCGTTCTCGATGTCATAGAAATCGCAATTCCACACGGCACCCTCATCGGGCACGACCGGAAGATGGGACTTCACGATGTCGCCCCGATACGTCATGCCGACGGTGGGATCGTCGATATCCCAGCCAGCCAGCGTGATGTTCACGGCCACTTCGGACTCCAGCAATCCGGCGATAGCGGTCTGACGCCCATCGGTGGCCGTCTTGTCATAAGGCCCGTACATGCCCTGGTTGGTTCCGCTGGTGATCTTCGCCAGCGGGACGCCGCTTCGGATGTACACGGTGGTGGCCTTCGGGCCCACGCCGGTCAGGTACTTGTTGTCAGTGGTCTTGAACAGTTCCGGGACGATGACGACGGAAACGGAATCGTTGCTGTTCTTCTCTCCGTAACGCCAGGAATCGTCAACCTCGTGGGTTACGACACCGGACGTTTTGACCATTTCGATAGTCAAGGTTCAACTCCTTAAATCTTGTTGGTTAGTTCTTCTTGCGTCGGGCGTCCTGCTGGCGTTTCATGTGACGCCGGTAGACGTCGCCCTTGGCGGCCTTCGGATTGACTTGGCCCTGCGGGTGCTCGGCCAGAGTGGATACCTTGCGTGCCAAGGCGTCCTCGCGAACATCACGCTTCACCGGCTCGGTGTCGAGCGGGTTCAGCTTCGCGTACTTATCCGCCCACTCCTGAATCTTCTCCGGTTCCGTTTCGGAACACAGGGAGAGGGCGTCGTCGTTGATCTGCGGATACTGCATCCGCACCTTGAGGCGCGCGTTCTCGGTACGAAGCGAATCGCGTTCCGTCTCCGCGTGTTCCGCGCGTTTGAGGTTCGCCTTCGCATTGTCCTCGTTCTTACGGCTCATGGCCTTCCATTTGGCCGCATCGTCCGGCTCGAAGGGCTTGTCCTCGCCGGAACCCTCCGGCTTGACGGGCTCCGCACCCGGTTCGACGCTCCGGGCGTTCGGCTCCTGAGCGGGCTCCGCACCCGTTTCGGGTCCACTGTTCTGCTGCTGCCCCATTTCGGGCGCAGTCTTCTTTTTCTCAGGGTCAGCCACCCTTGATCTCCTTAAATCTAGGCGGCAAGCCCAAGCCAGCCGCGTGAATAGGAAAGCATGGACCTCACGTAGTCCCATGCCTGTTTCACATGGACGCCCTTCCTGAACGTGTAGGAACGACCGTCATAGCGAAAGCTCAATGAATCGGCGGAACCGTTGAGAAGCTCCGCGTATCTGGCGTTGAACGCCGTCGCACGCTCGCACATGCGCCGCATCTGCCGTTGCGTCATGATCGTGTCCGGCATATGCCATTCCGGAGCCTCGTCATTCTGCCTCCAGTCGCTTCTGGTGAGAATGGGGCCAAGTTCCGAATCGTTGCGGACAGTCACCCTCAACTGCGTGAGGTTCCGCGCCGCCGTGCCACTGCCGCCGCCACCGGCCTTGGAGGCGGCGTCGTATATCTTCTGCAAGTCATCCGAATTCAGCTTCAGCCCGGGATCGATGTTGTCCCTGATCGGCGCGACGGTGCACTTGCACCTGTTGTGCAGGGGCATCAAATCGTCCCTAGTGAACGTGTTGGTGGCGGCGACGACGCACAGGCCGCATGTGCCGGTCTTGGACAGTTCCGGGTGTATGATCCTGCGGAACCTTTTTATGCCGGAAGCCTTGAAATACTCCTCGCTCGCACGGTTCTGGGCGGCAACGCCATCGGTGAGAGCATTGTCGGCCAACCGTCGTCCCGCAGCATCCAGCCATGATTGGACGGTCTCGTACACGGCGTCGTTCACATCATCCCAACCGTGCGGGCGAATGTCCGGCGTTCTCACCGCGAGGCTCCTGTAAGCGTCGGCTGGACGCGCAGACACCTTCCAAGGGTCGGTGTTGTCCCTGACCACCACGTATTCGGGAACCTGCGCCGTCCTGCCCGTCACCCCGACCATGCCGAGCATGGTGTTCGCATACGAGATGCCAAGACGGCGCATCTGCTTCACGAACGCGATCTGCTGTTGCGTGATGTACGCCGAAACGCCCTGAGTTACCGCATCATTCCAGAAATCGGCCGGAGTGAGCGACCGCCACATGCGCCAAGCCCTGCTCACATACTCGTTGACAAGGGCGTTGCGCTGCGCGTCCAAAGCCTCAGAGACTGTCTGGAACGTCGCCATCATCCACCACCGTATCTCCGGTCAGACCATCGGAACCATCCAAGTAGGATGCGCCCATAGCATCATCGACCGTCTTGAAGGAATCAGCAAGGGAGGACTGCTGTTGCGCCAACGCCGGGCTGAAACTCGTATCCTGAGCGTCCTGCACCATCTCCGCGATCTCCGTCTCGGTCATGTGCAGATAGCGCCTCGCAGCGGTCTTCAACGGAATCTTGCCCGCGACATTGGCGAACGCCTGAGTCTGTTCGAGTTCGGAAGGAAGCTCCACCGGCTCCCACGTCGTCTCGAACCTCTCCTCATAGGCGTCGCTCCCACCATCCGCGGTGAGCGCCATCTTCAGCAGGAGAACAAACGCGTCATTCGCGCGCATGTTCATATCCTGAACCTTCAGGCGCAACATTCGCGTGGTCAGCTTCGCCCCCTCGGCGCTGCCTGCAACGTCGGGGGAAAGAATCGACAGCGGCGTGCCGGTCGCGCCGGCAAGCTGCTTGATGTCCTGCGAGGCAGCCGTGAGAATCGGCGTGATATCGGTAGTGCCGGACTCACCCACCGTCGCGCCCTTCGGCATGAGCCACAACGCCGCCGGCCCCATCTGGAACAGCGTGGAGTAATCGACCTTCTGACCGGCTCTCGCGTCACCATATTTGACCGCCGGATCGGACTCCTTGTAATACTCGGGAAGATCACCGCTGATCCAGCGCTGTTTGAACGCCTGCATCTCCTGGATGCAGAACCTCTGATAACGCTGCTGGTCGATTGCCCCGAGCGTCCTTAGCGACGACTCGAACCATCCCTTGCCGGTTGGCGTCTGGTAGCGGACAATCGGGAGGCAACCGCATTTGACCGCGAAGCCCCAATCGTCGTTAGCGCCGCCATCCCACTCGAACTGCGCCCTGAACCGCGGGCGTTTCACGGTATCGTCGTTGGCAAGCGAATACACGCTGTCCTCGTCATCCACGGAACCGGAATACAGGGTGCGACTGTCAGCCTCCTGCTTGGCGGTACGCGAGTAAACCCGCTGCACCACGCCGTCATCATCACGGACGAGACGGTACAACGTCAGATACTCGACCCCCCTGTCCTCGTCGAACCCGTATACGACTGCGGAATCCTTGTCATCGGACATGCAAGTGGTCCACGGGCTGAGCCGCGAAATGTAGGACGGGTTCGCCTTCGGCCACACCTGCGCGTACGAGCACCCGTAGATCGCCGCATCCATGAACATGTTCCGCGCTCGGACGTTCATACCGCTAATGTTCCACATGTCATCCGCATCGGTGCTGCGCATCGTCTTGTCGGACACGAGCCTGAAACCCGTCGGATGCTGCGAGGTTATCACCGCATTGGCGATGGTGGACGCGAGGTTCATGGGGCACATGTCCACGAAACGCTCGTACACGCTCGTGGACGTGACATCCATGTTCTTCGGCACGCTCTTGGTCGGAATGGTCTCACGACCGTCATAGAACGTCTTCAACGTGCACAACTGCGGGTTCCGGTTCTGCAAGCGCGTGGCGAGACGGGTCAATATCAGACCGTCACCGCCCGGCTCCTCATCGCCCGGTACAAGGCTGTTGACCTTGTTTGCCATTCAACCACCCCTCAATTCGCTCTTTGCAGCCTCTTGTAGGCCGGGCCCCGAAGCGTCGCACCGGAAGCGTCGGAGACACGCTCCACGGTGGTACGGGCCCTCTCCTCTTCCTTCAACTGGCTCAGATACTTGCCTCGCGCCGCATACGCGAGGATTCCGGCGATGCACGCATCTATCTTCTTCGGAGACTTCGGGGTCTCCTTGTAGATCGCGTAACCATATGCATTGTCCCTGCGCCGCGCGTTCCTGAAATGCCCGACAAGCCTCGGGTCGGCCAACAGTCTGATGCTCTCAGGATTCGGCTTGCCATCCACCACAGGCTCGGGATCATACTCGAATCCGGTATGCGCGTTCTGCGTGGCGTGATACATGTCAACACCCCAATTGTTCGTCCAGAACTTCATGATCGAAGACTGGCCTCTGGCATACACCTTCATGTCACGCCCGTATTCGGATTCCCACGCGCCGATCATCGACTCGAAGAAATGCGGGTCCGCGAACACGCCGATCACGTTGTACCCGTCAAGCATCCTGCGCATGGCCGCATCGAACGCATCACGGTTCACACGCCAGTCCGGAAGCGGATTATCAGGCTTCTGCTCCAACCTGACAATGAACAACAGGCCATCCGACACCCTGCATCCGACAATCGCCGTGGAATCGTTGCGAATCGAACCATCGAAACCCAACGTGATCTCGTCATCGGGCTTGACCACCCGTTTCCACACATCATCAAGGCCGATATTCGCCTCGATGCAGTCATCCACAAGCGCCTTGTACGCGACATGCGACTGAATGGCCGGTTCGGTAAGCCACGAATCCTCACTGGACGCGCGGGAATTCAGGTAATAGCGGATCGAATCGTTCACGTCCGAATCAGGCTGGTAAATCTGATTCATCAGGCCACGGATATTGACCCACCCGTTCATGGACGGCCCCGGCTCCACGCCATCATCCTTCAACGAGAAACCCTCGACCGTATACCCGTCATCATCCACCGGTTCGATACGACCATCCGGCAAAATCACATAATCCTTGCCATCAGTCGAATGGGCTGCGGAACCATACGACTCGTACAACGCATGCTCAAGCTTCTTCTCATCCGAGAACTCCTCAAGAGGAAGCGTCGAATACCGATAGTCGAAATACAAGCCCTTGTAATGCTTCGACCTGCCGGAAAGAATATCATGCGCGATCTGCTCGACGGACTCCGCCACACTGTTCTCACCCGGACGATAATACGTCGTCATCTCCAACAGCCACGGGTCGGCCTCAAGGGAACGCTTCGGCAGATTACGCTGAACCGTCTTGTACATGCTGATATGACGCGGCAGCTTGTACAAGTGAATCTCGTCGGCAAGAACAAACGTCTCCAAGCCGCCGTCCTTGGACGAATCACCTGAAGTGGACGGCACTATCTCCCCGCCCTCCGGAAGGGAGATACCGGTCTTCGTCACGACCATGCCCTCACCCTGCAACTGGGACAAAGGCCCTTCCTTGCAGTTGTAGTGGATCGAATCGAAGATGTTCCCCGTCTGATCCTCGCTGGTGGCAAGGCACAGAATCTCAGGACGCTGAACCGGACGGCCAACAGGCTCACCGGGCAGATAGTAGTAACGCTGACCAAGGAACTCGTAGTATTCGCCGGCCACCGCCCAATGATCGAACCTGCAAGGCCCCAAAGCCTCGAACAAGCCGAACTCGCAACCAAGACCACTCTTATTGCAGCCTTTCGGACGCCACAGCGAACAACGGTCGAACCTACGCCGACCATTCCTGTCAAGCGCATACGCGTTCAACGCGAACTGTATATACTCCGGCGAATGAGTGACATGCTCGCCAGTGGCGTCACCACGCCCGATAAGCACGAACGTCTCCGTCCACCAAAGGAACAACGCGCCCAGACTCCGGCGCCTGTCCTCATAGGACAGCCTTGGAATCATGACATGCATCAGCGGGCGGCCTCCAACTTCCTGCGCCACGCGTCGATATCCTGAATGACGGCATGATTCGAGCCATCGGTGGCCGCATGGTCATTGCTTTCAGGAACATCGAACTTCAAAGCGCGCAACGAAGCCGGAGTCCAACCCAACTCGTCGAACAGCTGACGCACGACCGGCATCAACGTCGCGTAACGTTTCGACCAGATCATCTCGTTGATGGTGGCGAAACCTAACTGCACAGCCATCCACGCGGGTGCCGTGCGAAGCATGGACGCGTTCGGGCTTTTCCTGAACTCCTCGTACCAGTGCTCCACCAGAGGCGACCATTCGCCACCCTTCGGAAACATGAAGCTCGCATCAGGCAGATCAGGCCCAAGCTTCCCATCGGGAACCTCAAGAATCTGATTGGACTGCTTCCTGGCCGCCATAGAAACCACCTCCGCACACCCATTCCGGGCATCAGCGCGAAAGCCGTTCCGGCATCACGCGCATTTGCGATGGACAAGGACACGGTTGCACAGGCTGTTCTCCCCACCCTGCTCCAAAGGCACCTTCCATGCGCCAACCGGGTAATCACCGCTCATAACATCAACCAAACGGTCAAGCGCCCGCCCGCACTTGGGACAAACATGAGAACACGAAGCCCACTCATCCTCACGGGTCCAGAAAGACCTGGCGACAGGAACCGGCGCATCGACACGAGCGTTCGCCCTCGGCTCCCACAACACCGACTTCAACGGGTTCGGCCTGGAATCCAAACGAACCGGAGACCTGCGGCATTTCCTGTTCCACGCCTTCCGGCACCTGTCGGAACACGTCTTCTTGTCCCTGCGCTCAGTCTCGAAAAACCTCCCGCACTGGATGCACGCACGGCTCATACGCTTCTTACGCGCACCCATGCCGCCACGACGCCACCGGTCGTAATGCATCCTGCACATGCCTCGCGCATGGACGTCACGCGAACAACCATTAATGCAGCATTCACCATCGTCTAATGGAACGCCGGATGCCTGTACCACTTCGCCTCCGCCCTCCTGCGACGGTTCTCACGACGCTGCTCGGCGGCCTCAAGCTCGGTCTTGTAAGAATGATGTCTGTCGCACAACGCCCAAAGATTCTCCGGTGAATCATCATCATGAACAGAATCACGCTTCTTGTGATCCACCTGATTCGCATAGGCCCCGCACAGCCGCACACGCCCGTAATCATCCTCAACAGGCCACTGGCACCTATGCCCGTCACGATCCAATATCAAGGCGCGAACCCTAGGCCAATCAGGATTGAACCGTCCCTTACGCTCACCACGCCAAACCATACGAACCCCACAAAGAAAAACAGGGCTGGCCGGTGCTGAGCAGGAGAGATCAAACCAAAGGGGAAACAACCCAGCAGGAAAAGTTCTCAGATCAGCCAACCCAAGTGCTTCAGGTGGGAGTCGAACCCACACGTCACAAGACAACGCATTTTGAGTGCGCCGCGTCTACCATTCCGCCACCAAAGCAAAAGAACAGACAACCCCCACGCCACACTCACCAAAACATGGGGGTCGTCTGTCATCTAACCCAAACCGCCAAAAGGAAACCCAATGGCAAAAATGGCTTTTTACCGCCAGCCACGGCGAGCGGATGCTGAGGGAGTCGAACCCCCGGACCGTTCCCGGTCGCCACCTTAGCGAGGTGGTGCAATAAGCCACTCTGCCAAGCATCCAAAAGCAAGAGCCGCCACAGCGACTCAGGAGACTGCCCCCGCAAACTAGGCGGGTCAGCTGAAACTAGAGCCGCCCCAAGACGACTCCGAAGACCTCTCCCACAACCTGTGGGTAGGCTGAGCACAGCATGTTGGACTCGAACCAACATCGACGGTTTTGGAGACCGCCATGCTACCATTGCACCAATGCCATATACCCGACTTAGTTAACGTCCAAGTCGGCAAGACGTCGGCATGGTGGAATGGTCTTTACCACCAACGGCAAGGAACATGCATACATGTGCACCCGTTTGGCCGTGCCTCCACTTCGGTCATCAACCGCCCGATTAGGGCATGGAGCCTCTTGTCCCCCACATGTCCCAGCGGGGATATTCGAGCAATGCCATCGGTCTCACGGGCAGCTACCCCCATGAAACCTAGAGCAAACCCCGGGAATCGAACCCGGCAACCAAAAGGCTGTGCCGACAGGATTGCAAAGCCAGCACGCCTAAGCCGCGCCAGCCAAAATCATCTAATGATGATTATACCCAACAAAACGGTTGCAACAACGGTTGCAACAACGGTTGCACAACATGATTGTGAACCGCTTGCAGTCCATGCGCAGAGCGAGACGGCGGCTTGCGAGCGTCACGTTTTATGCGCAAACTTTTCAAAAACCCGCGCGCTATTTCTGCTATTGTCCCACCGGCCCCGGCAGAAGTACCGGGTGGGGGGCTCCCCGCGGGGGGGGGTGTTTGTTGTATGTGCAACATTGGAATGTCTGTGTGATTGTGTTTTGGCGTGTCGTGTGGTATTTGCGCGGGCGCGATCGTATTAACGTCGTGCCTGGTCATGCATGGCCGCCGTGCCCGTGGCCGTGCCGCCCGTCGTGCCCGTGGCCGTGCCGTGGCTATGCCCGTCTGTCGTGGCCGTGCCGTGGCCGTGGCGCTGTGGCGTCCGTCGTCTTTTCGTCGCCGTCGTGCGGTTGCGACACGCCGATGAATGCTAGTGTTTGCAGTGGTTTTGGCGTGGTCTGCGTTGCCTTGGTTTGCACTCTGCGCAGAGTGCATGTATAGTGAGAGCCATCAAGCAAACGACAACGGAAGGAACGGAGATGAAGAGGTCACCACCACAGAGACCAGCACCGCAAGGACGGTGACACGAAGCCCCCTAACAGGCGCGGCATGGATGATTGAAAACTGAAGAGTGAATACGACAATGACGCGGCGGATTGCGACTAGGCATGATGCACCCTCACACCATGCAAGGCTGAACCGTCGTAGAGTCGCTAACGTGGCGCGGTGTCCGGCATGGAATTGTCCCGCGCTGTCTGAGTGGTCTACAATGGCCTCTAATCCAAGTTAGGAGTAGGGCCATGGGATTAAAAGAATTGAGAATGAAACGTGGAATGACGCAACGCGAGTTAGCCGAAAAAGTCGGCGTTAGCTATGGCCGCATCGGTGACTACGAGCAAGGACGGTATACCGTCGGCGGTATGTCACTGGATCTAGCCATAAAATTCTGTGATGCTTTGCGCGTGCGTAATCCGCGTAAGTTACTTGATTCTGATTCTGAAACTTCGGCGGATTGAATGTGATCCGCCAGGGCTAGACGTGTCTTTATGGCGTGGCTAGCCTACGAATGAGTTGAGCCGGATAGCTGCAACTATCCGGCTCGATTGCTCAGTAATTTTAACCAACTAACTAGAGCCCTCTTATTCTAGCAAGGGGGCTGGAATGGAGTATTTGAAATGCGTGACGAAAACACTTTTGCGGCGGCATATCGTTCCGACTTGCGGGATGAAATTGTCGAAACCCTCAAGGATTATGCGGACGGCATTACGCCGACCTACCAATGGTGCTGGGACCGGTATGACGACGTTGAGCTTCCGGTTACCGGCAACGATAACGGTTCCTGGACGTGCAACGCCAGCAAGAGTTCCGAGAACATGCAAAACGTCATGTTCTCGGATGATTGGGACGGGTTCGTCGCCAGCGATTACGCGCACGACGCGCCCATGGACAATCCCGAAGAGCTTGAGGTTTTCTACCGTACTTGGCTGTTCTCCGAAGAGTTTGACAATGCGGTTTCCGAACTGCTTGCGGAGTGAGGTGCAGCATGTTTACCTATGACAATCTTGTGCAATGGTTCAAGGATAGGTGTTCCGATCAGGTCAGCCGGCGTAATAGGGCGTGGGATTTTGGCCGTGAGCATGGTCTTGAGCCTTGTGTGGTGGCATGGAATAACGTCGCTGTCAGGTGGATTGATGGCGTGGTGTATGTGGTCAGCCGGAACGTTAGGCGTGACGGCAGCCTGGGTAGACGCTACGCCGTGGTCACCGCAGAACAGTGGTTTGGGATGCACCGGGTTCCAGGTGATGAGTCGTGTGTAGCGTGGCTTGAATCCTATTGCAAGCGTATGCGCTGACTTGTTCCAGGCTTTCGGGCGTGAGCCTATCAATCACGCCCGGCAATCACCGTCGATCATCAAGGAAAGGAAAAACAAAAATGATCAGGCTCATCGACAAAAACAAGGCAGTGGAGATCTCTATCCGCGAGTGGGATGAGGAGAACACGCAGTACGGCCCCGACTGGGCCGCGGATTTCTTCGAGGTCGGGAACCTGCGCCAGGTGCCGAATCTAAGCAACTATACGGATACCGATCTTGCGGAACTTGGGCTTCCACCGCGTGCCGCAATCCAGCTTGATGATGTGGTGGAACCGTCCGGCCGCTTTATTGACGGTATCGGTACATTTGGATGGGATGATGACGGCTGGGCGGTTGATGACGTCGATTACTGCATCGAGTACGCGAACGACATGGTGGCCGGTGTGGGCGACTTTGCGGGAGACCCGCAGCCGAACCAGTTTGTCGACGTGACCGAGATCGACCGGAGCGCATACCCGAGCTTTGGGAACAAGGCTTGAGCGTGAGGGTTTTTGTTTAATTTCGGGGCGTGGCGATTGTGCCGCGCCCTTTGTTTCCAACGTTTTTCTTTTAAAGGGGTTTATCATGCGTGATCTTGTTTTCTCGAAGTTCTTCAAGTCTGTTGCCGTGCGGTTCAAGGCCGATCGGGTGTCGGTGTTCCGTGAGGGCATTCAGGTCATGGGTCAGGTCATGGGTTCGGCGTGGTTTGATTGGCCTGATGGCGTATCGTTCGCCGGGTCACCCGCCACGGTTGATGCTGACGTGTTGCGTAGTGTGCTTGAGTTGGCTGAGGCGCACGGCGGGTTGAGGTCCGTTGACTGTGAGCGGCTGCCGGTTGAAAGGGATGACGACGGCAAAGAGGTCGGGCGTCCCGCCATGATGCATGTCGGGTTCGCGGACGACAGCGGCTACGACTGTGAGGGCGTGGCATGTGATGATCGGTATGATCCGCGTCGCGTTCGCGCCAATTGCGGTCAGGGTGATCCGCTGTTCGCCGTGACCATGGATTCTGGTGAGTTCGCGCGCGCTTTCAAGCTTGTTGAGCCGTGTGTCTCCAAGGAGGAACAGCGGCCCGTGTTGACTGCGGTTGACATGGACGTGGTGGCCGGCATGTTGCGCTTGCAGTCCACTGATCGTTTCCGTATGGCCGTGGCGTGCGTTCGTGGTGCCGTCATCGAACGCGACGGCGGTAAGGGGTTCGATTGTTTCGCACGTGCCAAATTCCTGAAACTGTTCGCGGACAAGACGATCGGCGGTCTACGCTTGGAATACCGCAAGAACGACTGCGGCGGTGCTGTTTCTGTTGGTTGCATGGTAGCCGGTTGGAATGTTCTTATGTCTGCCACGTCTGTTGGCGAGTTTCCGAGTATCGCGCGTTGCTGGGCTTGCAAGGGGTGCAACGGCTATGGCCGTGGTTTCGTCTGCGACGTGAAACAGCTCAAGGACGCGGTGGCGAAACTCAAGACGGATCGTTATGATCCGCTGTGTTTTTCCATGGCGGCCAATGGTGTCGCGGTCACCAACAAGCTTGGAATGTCCTATCAGCTGCCGGGCGTTGGCTGCGCGGGGGCGAGTTCGGATGAAACTGTCACGTCGTTCTACTTGAATCCGGCGTATGTGTCCGAACTGTTGACAAGGGTGGCCGCTTTGGGCAAGTCCGTTGAGTTTCTGACTTCCACGGGGTATTCCGGTGTTTGGATCGGGCCGGTGGTTGACGTTGATGACCCGTTCGAGACGACTGGCTGGGGCGGTGAGGGGTATCTCCTCATGCCTATGCGTGGTGCCTCATGTGATTTTGCGGGCGGTGAGGTCAAGCCGGTTGGCGTGTTCCACCCGGACGCGCCCAAGGTCAAGCCGGTGTTTGGCCTTGTTGACGCGCCTGATTGGGCGTTCGTTGATTCCATCACGTCTAAGTCTAAGCGTTCTAAGCGTGAGCCGGTCAAGCCTGAGCAGCCTGAGCCTGAGCAGCCCGAGCCGGTCAAGCCTGAGACTGAGCCGGAACCGGTCAAGCCGGTGGAACCGGAACCGGCTGAGACCGTGGAACAGTCTAAGCAGCCCATGAGTGATCTTGGCGGTCATACCATTGTCGAGTTCGCACGTGAGTTCGAGGCCATTTACACGATGCTTCACGATTCCGACGTTTCGCCCGCTGACTATGGCGATGCGGTTACGGCGTTCGCTGATGGCGAGTATCCGGTGAATGTTCTTGAAGCGTTCAACGATTATCGCGAGGATTACGTTTCGTCTGACCGGGAGGCGGCGGCGTTCATGATGGCGTTGCAGTCCAGGGCGATGCAGCCTGAGCCTGAGCCTGTCACGGCTGAGATTCCCGAGGTTCCGCCACGGACGGAGCCTCATGAGGTGGTTGCCACGTCCAGCGCGGTCATGGTGCGCAAGGCGGTGATTCCGGGCGGCAAATCGGTCAGGGAACTGTCCGACGTGTTCGGCGCGTATGCGCATAAGCCGCGTGGCTTCCGTGACTCCAAGGGGCGTCGTGTGGCGTATGTCGTGTTCGACGGTACTGGTGGCGTGGTCGCTTACCGCGACTGTTACACGGACGTTGACGCGCGGCTGGAAGAGCAGATTGCCGACTATCTCGCCGCCCATAATCTCAGGCTTGCTGCTTGAAAAAGAATTTGCCGCCACTGTTCGGAGCGGTGGCGGCACCCTAATTACCACTATCAAAAAATAATCAGGCAGATCATAGTGTATGTGGTTTGCCGGAAAGAAGCAAATCATGTTCGGTAAGGTTCGTAATGTTTTTCTTGTTGTCGTGCTTGTCGTCGCCGTTGGTGTCGTCGGCCATTTGGAGGCCGTGGATCAGGCCCGGTCGTTGGGTGGCGCTTCGGCGGCGGTGGCCGGGTCTTGGGATGCGTGGCGTCACGACAATCCCGGTTCCGTCGCTTCCGCGTTTCCTTGGCCGGATATTCCGGCTTGTTCCGTCGAGGATGGTTCCGTCGCGGCTGATGGCGGTTCCGACTATCAGCATGTGTGCAGGTGGGATGCGTCCGTGTCGGGCAATGGTGTCGGCGAGTCGTATGTGCTTGTCGATGGCCGCAAGGTTTTGGAGTGGTGAGCCGCTCTTGGGAACGATCGTGCCGCCCATGGTTGGAGCGTGGGCGGCGCGTGCAATCAATCGGATCTATTGGGAAGGAGACTGTGTCTTGATGGTTTATCAGTTTTCGCGTTTCGACTGTGAGTCGAACCGTGAGTTGTGGCGGTGGCGTTCGCCTGTTTCGTTGCGGGTGGAATGGTTGGCCGCGTGGTTGAAGCGTGATCATGCCGCGCGGTTGGGTTATCGTGCGTGGCTTTACGTGCAGGTGTCGTCCGGGGATATGATTCGCGCGACATGTTGTCGTGGCGTGACGAGATCGAGGCATGACATGACGCGCGGCAAAAATCCCCGTTGTCTAAATGAAAGTGCAACACCCGTTAGATTGGAAATTGCCTAGAAAACCAGTCCGAAGGGATGTCGCACCTATGGGAGAAGTATATTCGCACCTGTCGGAAGAGGAACGC